GTAAAGGCTTCGCTCAGCAGTTCGGCGAAGGCATTAAGAGTATGGGTGACATAACTACCAATCTCGCCAATGTTGCAGTAAATGCTTTTAGTTCCATGGGTGACAAGCTTGCAGAATTTGTCAGTACAGGCAAGGCAAATTTTGCAGAATTTGCCCGATCACTTCTTGCTGATTTGGCAAAGATTTTCATTAAATTTGCAATGTTTCAAGCGATTGGAGCCCTTGTTCCAGGCTTGAGACCATTCTTGGGTTTAGCGTCTAAAGGTGCTGTGATTGGCGGCAAAGGAGGTCCCCCAACAACAATGCCTGACTCGGTCAGCTTGATGGCCGCCAACGGCATGGCTTTCGGCAAGAACAAGATCGTTCGTTACGCCAAAGGCGGCATCGTCAACAAGCCCACGTTGTTCCAATACGCCAGCGGTGGATCTGGTCGTTTCGGCTTAATGGGTGAAGCTGGGCCTGAAGCGATCATGCCGCTTCGTAGAGGAGCTAATGGCAAACTTGGTGTTGAAGTAAATCAAAGTGATATCGCAAGAAATGCAATGAATCGCTATTCACGTCCAGGCAGCCTTTCAGGTGGAGGTGCTGAAGCTCAAACCCAAGAAAATGCTTCAGAACTTGCTAGTACCCTAACAGCTATCGACGTTCGCTACACAGTGGAGCGGATCAATAGCGTCGACTACGTGACTGCTGATCAATTCCAGTCTGGAATGCAGCAGGCTGCAACGCAAGGTGCTAAACAAGGTGAGCAAGCAACATTGAAGCGTTTACAGATGAGTGGTAGCGCACGCAGGAGGATTGGAATATGAGCGAAACTGTATCGGGCAGCAAGTACGCGCTTGGACAGGTTGTAACAATCAAGTCTTTTACTGAAAATAACAAAAGTTTATCTACTCTGTTTAAGTTCCAGAATTTTTTTATTAACGAAGAAATGACCTATGGCAATGATAAGTATTCGTTTGTGCCTTTTGGTTTTTCTGGCGTAACCGTTAATAGAACTGGTGACGGGCTGGAAGCAAGCATTGTTTTTCCAAACAATCAATTGACTCGTGGCTGGGCTGTTACCTCTATTAGGGACAACTATGTTATGGAAGTAAGCGTTTTAATTATTGATTCTGACAATGTTTCTGGCGTGCATTCTCTTGTACACAATTATGTAGGGCAAGTGGTTGGAGGGCAGTGGGATAATGTGTCATTAAATCTTCAACTAAGTTCAGTTCTTGATTCTGTTGGTACAGATTTTCCTAGGCGTTCTTTAACGCGCAAATTAGTTGGCAATTTGCCGGTATCTAGCAATGTCCGATTGCAGTGATTTAATTGGAATGCCATACCGTCGTGGAGCTGACGGTAGTGACGGTTCTATCGATTGCATTCACCTCTGCTATGCGGCATTGGAGCGGATGGGTATTGACAAGCCACCGTTTAAGGAAAGCTGGTATGAGGCAAGCAAGTGGGACGTATGCCGGGATTTAATGCGGTGGGGTTTGCGAGTTGAAAAGCCTGCGTATGATGGGGACATTCTGCTGCTGTTAGCACAGCAGTCCTGGGCATTCGCAGTCACATGGCAAAAAGGCATTTTGTACATCCAGCCAATGACAGAAAAGGTGCAGTGGTCTTCGGTGCAACTGTTTACGAAGTACCACTGCTTCCGTACGAAAAGCAGCTTATCCAGACGATTGGAGTAACAGAAGAGGAGTATCGGCAATTTGCGGCTGAGGCAAAGAGACGTGGAGCGGTAAGACCAGCTGCGTACGACCGTATTCCTGATATTCAGAATGCTGCGGGTGCTGCTACCGGCGCAGCCATTGCTGCACAGTATTTAGTTCCACAAGCTTTGCCAGCAGTCGCTACAGCTGTTGGAAAAGGCACGGCAGCTACTATTGCAAGCAATGTGGCTATTGGTCTTGTTCTTGGTTATGCCAGTTATTTATTAACGCCAAAGCCTAAAATGCCTCGCTCAAGGCAGGGCGGTGCAGTTGATCTTGGAAGTGTTGCCGGAGCAAATCGATTTACACCTTCAAACGGTTTTGATACTGTTGCCGAGTTGGCTGATTACGCAGCACCAGTACCTTTAATTTTTGGTCTTTACAAAGATAACGTTGGTGGGATGTTGACAACACCAAAGTTAATTTGGTCGCGCATGTTTAGCCATGGAACGATGCAACGCGCCAAGCTTATGTTTGTTGTGGGCGAGCAAGGTATTACTATAGTTAAAAATAAGTCGGGTGCTGTTGAGCCCTTTGAGGCTGGCATAAGGCCGCCTGAGCTAGACGGTATTTTTCTTGGCAATAATCCTTTAGATGCAATTTTTGAAAATTATTTTGCATTTTATTGGCATGGTGACTCCAGCGTCAACTTTCGAATTAATGGAGCGGATAAGCGGTATGGAACGCGCGGCAAGGCTCATAGGGGTGATCCTGATGTGCCTAACGATTCAAGCGTTGATGTTTTCGATATTCCAACTTCTAATGTCGTTAACGCGCAACAAGAAGCTTTGGAGCCAGGAGAAAAATTTTGCCATGCCTATACACCATCAAACAATACATCTTTTGGAGTTTATAACACAATAGCGAATGGAACAAGTTATCGTGTCAACTATCAACTTATTCCTATTAATGAAGATACAGGAAAAAAAGCAAAAAATAGCGCAACTTTGCAGCGAATTAAAATAGTTGGAGACTCTGGCGTAAAGATTAACGGAGGAACTTTGCAGGAAAGAGGTATTGAGCCTGGTTCTGCAACAACTGAAGATTTAAATAAGATTCGTGAAGAAGGAAGTCAAAAAGGTGCAGGCAGAAATTACAGCCCAAGGATGGGAATTATCAAGGCAAAAGGTCAAACAGTTTCAGGAGACAACCTTAGAGATATTGTTTCAAATGTAGAAAAAGAAGATAAAGCAACATTCGTAATAAGAAATAGCAAAATTGATGAGGATTTTTACCATAAAGGTAAAGACAAATTGGGACCATCTGTTGATGATATTAATTCAGAGATAGAAACATTTCAAATTCAAGCTGATTCGGCAATGCAACTTGGGGAGCACTTTGAAATTGGCGGATCTATCTGGAAGGTTATTAATAGAAAAGAAGTTAGGTTTGATCCAGACACTGAAAAAGATCAAATTATTGAGCTTCAATGCATCGATAGCTCAGTTTCAATCTCAAAACAGATAGGAATAGTTAGTGATACTAATGTTGTTGAGCCTTCTGATCAGTTTATTGGAGATAGTGGGGTTGGCGACACAAGCAAGTCTATTGGCGAAGTTTTTTTCCCACTTTCCCAGGTTTCAGTTGCATCAATCAGGAACAACCGTCCATGCGTTGTAACTGAGGTTGGGATCAAAAGCAAAGTATTTCAACGCTTAAACGGAATATGTAATTTTCAAACTTTGCCAGACACTGAACAATTTAAAGAATTTGAAGACGACAATGTTCAGGTAACGACTGGTAGCATGAATATCAGTATTACTCGTTCTTCTGCATTTAGAATTTTAGTTAAAGATGTAGACGGAGATAAAGATTTTAGCGTAATAACGGCACAGTCATCAGGTAATGCGGGTCCAAAAGGGCCATTGTTTTTTGTAGTGCGTGGGCAGCAACCTATCGCTCAGTACAACTCAATCAGATTTACAACTTCAAATGCGTTGTCTTTGGAATACAAGTTTGTGCCAGTATCTGGAGCGGAAATGGGGAGGCTTTCTGGTAACGAAACCGTTATTGAACTTTCGTCATCATCTTCAATCGATCAAAATGAAAAAAGTTCTGGAGGGTCTAGAGAAATTGCATGTACAGTAGCTGGTCATGACATGTTGGTATTTTTCCACGGTAGGATATATAACGGCGGATGGAGCGATCATTTTTTTAGAAATAAAGAATTTTCTAGAGGTAGCAAAAAAATTACGCCAGCAACGGAAGCATCGTATCCATCTTCTGTTGTTTTTAAAACCTCTACACCAACACCAGTTATCGGCACGATTGCAGCAATAGGAAGTGAGCTGCAAAAAAAGGCAAACATTGGTAATCAGGGGATTAAACAAGGCAAGATAGGGGCTTTTTTCTATGAAATTGCAAATAGTGCTGATAACTATAATATTCCTATGGGATCACAGAAATTATTTGAAAGTGTAGAATATATTGATGGAAGTCACGCAACTTGGTTGCATTTGCAATGGAGAGTGCAAAGAGCAGTCGCTCCAGAATATAGTAACCAAACGTCTGCTTGGAAATTTATTAGTGTTCATGTTATCGGTAGCGGTGGAGATTTTAGTGATGGACAAATAATTGAAGTCAAGAGAGGCAGTCAGGCGACAAATGTTGTTAGCGGGCAGTCGTCATATGTCACTAATCTTGACTCTCCAAACTACAACCCTTTTGCAGCAAATAATCCTTCTGGAACTTTGACTTTTTCGGGAATGCGCTTAAAAATTAATGGAGTCAAAGAAAATGTAGCTTTGAGCGCAAGGGCTCAAGCGTGGCGTTATGAAATTGGATTTGGCGCTGTAGATAGACCGCCCGGTCAGACAAAAACAATTACAAGAGCTTTCGCAAAAGGAAATAAAACTATTCGGGTTAGGCTAGAATCTACTGTCGTAGAATTTCCAAATGTTAAGACTAATGGTACAATAGTTGGCAATAGAATGGGCTGGTCAATCGCAAAAGTTATTAAAATTTTTGAAAGCGATGCAACCACACAGGATTGGGAAGTTGGCGACGAGTTTAATGACACTAAGACAGTAAGTGCAAACAATCCCTTTAAAACAGGCTATGATTCCGTAGGTGCAACTTACAGAATTGCAGACGTTGACTATATTGAAACAATACCCTCAAGTATTGAAATAGAAGGGACTAATTTTGGCAATAAAACTCAAATATCTGACATTAGTACATACAGAGGTCTTGTTGATAAGTCTAATAACGGCGGTCCTGAGCATGAAATTGTTTACGTTAATGAGGCTTTAATTAACGATCAAACCGCAAATTTAGACAACTTAACTCTAGCCGGTTTGTCCTTAAAAGCAGGCCGTGAGTACACATCATTGGATCAAATGCGCTGTTGGCTTGCTGATGGGATGCCTGTGGAGCGTTTGCATCCTGGTAACAAACAAATTGTTTATGGTTCTACAAATACAGCAGGACCCAGCAATTTATTAACAGATTTGGTTTACTTTTTATTGACCGATCAAATAGCAGGCGCTGGCGGCTTGTTAGGCATGAATCCAGACAACCCTTATCTAGTTGATAAAGAAGCTTTGGAGAAAACTTCTCGATTTCTTTTCGAGCAGAAATTATTTTTTAATGGCGCAATTACAGATCGCAGCAATTTGCGTGATTTTATTGCTCAAATTGCTCCAAATTTTCTTTGCAATTTTGTAATCCAAAATGGCAAGTATTCTTTAGTTCCAGCCGTACCCACGAGCAGTACTGGGCAAATAAAAAGTAGCCCTACTGAACCAGTACAGTTTAGTCAAATATTTTCTGCAGGCAATATAATTGAAGACTCATACAAGTTAGATTATTTAGGCTCAGAAGAACGTCGATCATTCAAAGCTGTTGTGCGCTTTAGGCAAGAGCGTAAAAACAAGTTACCGGAAGAGCAAGTAATTATCGTCAGAGGAGCTGACGAGAGCGACGATTTTACGACACCTGGAACGCAAAAACTTCCAGAGGAACAATTTGATTTGACACAGTTCTGTACGACAAGAGAACATGCGTACAAGGTCGCTAGGTATTTTTTAGCTTTGCGAGCGTATGTAACTCATACGATTAGTTTTTCAACGACCGCAGAAGGACTCCGTATTGGAGCGGGCTCTTACATTAAAGTATTTACTGAAGCCAGTCCATACAACTCAGCGAACACTGGAACTGTAAATAGCTCAGGAGCAGTAACTAGTGTTAGAGATCTGCCAGACGGTACTTACAGTGTTGTTTATTTTAAAACAGGAAGTAACGATATTATTGAAGGATCAATGCGAGTAAGCAATGGTAGGGTGGATGATTCTAATTTTCATGATGTTATTTTTACGGTACAAGACAGCAGCGTGTCCGCAAATATTTATGTTGTTGAACAGTTAACTTTTTCACAAGAGGGTCTTGTAGACATCGTTGCGTCAGAGCACGCTTGTGACGATAATGGTGTCAGTAAGATAGCCAAAGCCGTTGATGGCTTTGAAGCTAACGCTACCGGGTTTACCATTGAGTCATGACTTTTCCAATCACTAAAGCGGGAAGAACAGCGCCGTTCAAGGCGAAGGATTATTTGGTGCCGAGTGCTCGTACTTTTGAGTCAGGCAACTATCCGGTAAAAACTTATAGGGCTCAAAACGGCGCTGAACACAGGATTTTGTATGGCAGCAAGCGCACTAGCATGAAATTGTCGCTTACCTACACAAATATTGCAGATATTGATGCTGAGTTGTTTTTGGATCATTACGACACGGTTCAAGGTACGTTCCAAACTTTTTCTCTCGAGAGTGTCAATGGAGTGAACCCAACTCGTGGTGGCTGGGAGGGCAACAAAGACGCTTTAGGCGCTCAAACTCATGGCAATAACTACCGCTATGAAGGTCCGCCTCAGCTAACGCAGGTGCGTCCTGGGATAAGCACTGTTACAGTGAACCTGATTGGCGTTCTCTGATGACTCTTTTCACTGGCGCTTCTGGCAAGCTGTTTCTAAACGACACAACTGAAAACGATGTTGCAGGGACTGAGATAGCAAAGGTTCAGAACTGGAGTCTTAGTACATCAGTGTCATTAGTTAGCACTAAAACATTAGGTCAAACAGATGATGTTTTTATTCCTGTAGGAAGGTCGACCACAGGGAGTTGCCGTATTTTGTATTATCAAGAATTGCCAGGAGTGACTAACACTACCAACAGCGCAAGCACTTTCTTGAACAAGGTGTTTAAACAACGTGATAGCGTATCTGGGATTGTTAACGGTGCATCTCTAGATCAAAACAACACGGATACTTTATCGAAAACATTTCGTCTGCGACTATTGATTGACGACGGAACTACTGATGGCAAATATATTGATATGAGGGTTTTCATCACTAGCGCTTCTTTGTCAATGAGCGTTGGCGAGGTTGCGGCTGCTGACATACAATTCCAGTGCCAAGGCGCTCCAGTCAAGGTTGAAATCTAATGAGCGTTTATTTAGGGACATTTGGAGAAGTTGAGCTCAAGCGTGAGTTTGATGGCAATAGCATTATTGCTACTGTTCAAGATCGTCACGTAGACGTAAATGCAAAAAGATTTAGTTTTGAATTTGACTTTGCTCAGCGTCAATTAATGACGGGAGACGAAGTTGTATTCGAGAGCGAAGATGGCTCTACGAACTTAAGTTTTATATCGGGCTATAGCAGGCC